AGTCGTTGAAGAAGAAGGCGTTTTAAAAGAAATTAAAGACGCTGAAGGCGGTGGTGAAGAACCCGAAGCAGAAGGCGAAAAGAAGGAGACCGAACTCGGGGAGATGAAAAAAAGACTTGAAAAGGTCGAAAGTCAAATATCGGAACTTGCTAACTATATGAAGGATAAGAAAGAAATGGAAAAGCAAGAGGAGGAAAAGTCCGAAAAACCAGAGATGGAAAAAGAACAACCAAAAGAGCAACCAGAAGCGGAAGAAGTAAAGGCATCCGCTGAAGTTGTTGAGCCAAAAAAACACAGCCCAGAGGCTGAGGTTAAGACAGAAGCGGTCAAAATGCAGTTTGACCCACAAAAAACAATACTGCAAAACGTATATAAACAATTTCAAAATTAAATAGAAAATGGCAACAACTAATAGTATTACAACAAGCTATGCAGGTAAGGAAGCTGGAAAGTATATAGCGCCAGCGCTTTTAAATTCTCCTACCTTAGCATCAAGAGCATTAACAATTAACGAAGGTATTAAGTTCAAAAAACCTTTGCGCCCAACGACCGTAACGGGTCTAATTAAAGACGCGAGTTGTGATTTTAACGCAACTGGAACGGTTACTACTACTGAAAGGGTATTGCAACCAAAAGAGCTTCAGGTCAACCTTCAATTTTGCAAAAAGGGTTTTCGTGAAACTTGGGACGCTAAGCAGTTGGTAAATTCAACACACGATGACCTTCCTAAAAACTTTAGTGATTTCATTATTGCTCAACAAATAGCACAAGTTGCTCAAAACAACGAGACTTCTATTTGGACAGGTGATAGTACAAATGGAGGTGAATATGACGGGTTTACGACCTTAGTTGCAGCAGATGCGAACCTTCCATCAGGGCAAGAAGTGGCTGGAACGACCATAACGCCTGCTAATGTCCGAGATGAAATTGGAAGCGTTATAGATGCAACACCTGAACGTGTATTATCTCGCCCAGATTTTCAAGTATACGTTTCGCCGAAAGTCTTTAGAGCTTACAAAAGAGCGTTAGGAAATGCCGGATATTTAGATAGGTTCAACAATCAGGACATCAACGCCACCGAATTTGACGGCATTAAGATTTTTAAAGCCGACGGATTGAGTGGAGATGTAATGTTCGCTTCTTATGTGGAAAATCTTCATTTTGGAACTTCCTTAATCGCTGATCACAACGAAGTGAAGTTGATCGATATGTCGGAAAAAGACGGTTCGCAAAACGTTCGATTTGTGATGAGATTTACTGGAGGTGTTCAGTACGCCTTAGCGCAAGACATAGTGACGTACGGAATTACAAATTCCGCAAATTAATAACCAAAGGGGAGCTTAACCGCTCCCTTTATAAAACATTATAAAATGAGTTGTGAAACAATAAGCAGAAGCAGACCGCACCTTTGCAAAACGCAAGGTGGATTGAAAAATTTGTATTTCATTAATTTTGACGCTGATTTATTCGCTAATAAGACGGTGGCAAACAATGAAATTACAGATTTTGGAACGCCAACAACGCCTTACAACTTGCATAAATACGAGTTAAGGGATGGTGGTCATTCGCTTGAAGATACGAATGAAGTATCAGGGGAAGCAGGCACGAGCTTTTATTCGCCAACCGTTACAGCGGTATTAAAGAAGCAGACACCTGATGACAGTGCCGAATTAGAGAAGATGAGCAAAAGTCGACCTATAATAATAGTTGAGGATTATGCAGGTAACTTCAAATTGGTAGGTGGTGAGAACGGTATGGACGTAGTTGCAACAGCCGTGAGCGGTTCAGCAATGGGCGAAAATAACGGGTACAACATCGAAGCGACTGGTAAGGAAACCCGACCAGCGTTATTTGTGGACCCGACAATTATAGGGGATGATACTAATACAAGTATCGTTGTAAACGCTTAATACTTTTGATTAATTTACCATTAATTAAGCCCTGCAAACGTGGGGCTTTTTTATTGTGTTAAAATTCACAAAATTATGTTATATTTGCTATATGAAGATATTAGGAACATCGGATAATAAAATACTTTTCTTTGGAAGGCAAGGTTTTAAGAATCAGACCGTAAACGTATTAATTAGAGATGAGCAAAGCAATAAGGAAGTGGTCAATGAAAATGTGAACTTGCAAGTTGAGGGTATTTATAACTTTGTCGAACCCACCTTGGATTTGAATGAAGGGCAATATTACGAGCTTGTAATAAGCAAGGATGGGGTTACCATATACCGAAACAAAATATTTGTAACGGACTCCGACTACTCATTTAATGCGGGAAGATATGAGACAAATATAACCGATAACGAATACATTACATTATGATTGAGGTATTACAATTAGACAAATATACAAGCCCAGACATTGAAGAAAACAAGCGGAACGGGTATGTTGAATATGGAGAAGATAACAACTACTTTCAGTACCTTATAGACCGATATAAGAACAGCACGACCAACAACGCAATTATAAATGGACTGGTCTTAATGATGTTTGGCAAAGGATTAAAGGCAAAGTCAGCATCAAATAAAGCCGACCAATGGGCGCAGGTAAAGTCGCTAATAAGTGATGAATGTATGCGCAAACTATTCTTAGATAAGAAGATATTAGGAATGGCGGCGATACAAGTAACTAAAAACAATGGTAAGATTACAAACCTTACCCACTTCCCTATGCACACGCTAAGACCAGAGGTAAAAGACAAAAAAGGGGAGGTTAAAAATTGGTATTACCACCCAAATTGGGGAAATAAAAAAGCAAGCGATGAGCCTGAAACGTTCAAGACTTACTCACAAGAAAGTAAAACAGGAAATGAGATATTTATTTGGGGTAAATACAGCCCAGGGAATGAGTATTTCACTCCACCGGATTACGAAGGGGCTTTGCCTTATGCCGTATTAGAGCAAGAAATAAGCCAGTACCTTATTAACAACGTAAAAAATAGGTTTAGTTCAACCAAGGTTGTAAATGTATATGGAAACATACCAGACGACAATCAAAGACGGGAGTACACACAACAAATAAAACAACGCCTTACAGGTTCAGAAGGCGATATGGTCATTGTTAATTTCAGCGAGAATGAGGAAGGAAAAACAGAAGTAGAAGACATACCGCTCGATAATGCGCCCAACTTATATGAATATTTGTCAAAAGAATGCTTTGAAAAACTAATTGCAGGACATCGAATTACGTCGCCTATGTTATTAGGTATTAGAGCAGGTTCAAATGGATTAGGGAATAATGCTGATGAAATAGAAACCGCTACAAACCTACTACTTCAAACAAACGTAGCGCAATATCAACAGGAATTAGCAAGCATTATTGAGCAATTAGTAAGCGTTAATGGAATAGCCTTAGAACTTTATTTTGAGAACGTAGGAAGTAAGGACATCGCACCCGAGACAGAGGACAAAGCTATTAACTTAGCGAATGAAATGTATGAAAGCAAAATTGCCGATGACCTTATAGATAATGGCGAGGATGATTTAGAAGGCTATGAATTGATAGACGAGTGTGAAGTTGATTACGAGCGTGAAGCTGAAATGGACGCTAAGGTGTTGGAAGCTGAAGAAGCATTGAGGGATAAAAGTTTCTTAGAAAAAATAGGACTTGCACGAACAGGTACGTCACGACCAAACGCAAAAATCCTAAAAGTAGAGAGTTTTGCCGTAAAATGGAAAATGCAGGAAAAATATACAGAAAAGAGGACATAATACGAATGGGTGGCATACCCGTTAATGCAGGGTTTGGAGAAGGTGGAAGTTCAACTTATTCAATATGGAAATACAAAGGAGGCGCAAGATGTCATCACAAATGGCGTAGATTGACATTCAGAAAGCAGGGGTCAATAGATGTTAAGTCGCCACTTGCACCGAAGGTCAGCACCAATCAAGCAGAGCGAGAAGGTTATAGAATTAGAAACCCGAGGGAGGTCGCAATGAAGCCTAAGGATATGGCAAGAAAAGGATTTTCACCGAATAATAAAAACCTACCAAAAGACGCACGATGAAAGTATTATTTGCAAGTACACAAGATGTTAAGAGATATTCAGCATTACAGGGTTCGATAGATGCTGATAAGTTCATCACGCATATTGAAATAGCGCAAAAGAAGCACGTAGAGCCAGTACTGGGCACGGACTTATTCGAGCGAATAGAAACCGAGGTGAATGCAGGAAGTATATCGACTGATATTGACAACTTGATCAAGGAATACATTAAGCCAATTACTATTAATTACACGCTTGTTGAGTACCTTAGAATT